GGGGTGCGGCCATCGCGTCGAGACGGGCTTGGAGTTCAAGCTCCTCACGAACCAAACTGGAAGCCGCAGTCCAGCTTCCCTCTTGTGTCGCGGCCCTCCTCATTAGTCTCAAACGCTCTGCGGCATCCTGCGCTAGCTCTATGCCCACGTCGGATTCTAGACGATCTCTATCAGCCCTCAGTGTCGCGGCCCGTGACCGGGCCTGGACCGCCGGTCCATACGCACCTTTAGCCGTGGCTTTATCCGCTATGTCGAGGAGGGCCGCGACACAAGAGGGAAGCTGGACTGCGGCTTCTAGTTTGGTTCGTGAGGAGCTTGAACTCCAAGCCCGTCTCGACGCGATGGCCGCACCCCCTCCTGCTGACCCGTTGGACACCGCCTCCCCCGAGGAGGTCATGGTCATGGTGGAGGCCATCGCCGCGCAGCTCCCCCTTGTCCAACAGGTGAGGCTCAGGGAGGTGCTATCCCGCGCTATCACCGGATCAGGAGGGTCGGGATGAACGCCCGCATCGGGCCCGATCCCCTGCGGGGCCTGGCTAGATCCCTGCGAGCCCTTGACCGTCGTGTTCAGGCTTCACCGTTAGACAAGCTCGCGTGGTTGCCTCTTCAAATCAAGTGGCTGTCTCACTCGGATAGACGGCCCTATTTATATCGCGCCGGTCAACGTCAGGGCAAAACCACCGCAGGTTCAGCAGAGCTGATCTGGCGGTGTCTCGGCCAACACCCATTCAAACGGGTGAAGATCCCTACCGAGAAAGACCCTGTTAAATGCGCGCTGATCACGCTGAGCGGGGCACAAGGCGTCGAAATCCAGAAGGTCTTGCACGATCTGATCCCACCAGAGGTGCTTTTACCTGGGCAGGTTTTCAGCGCTAGGACGGGCTACCGAGGCCATCGCCCGGTCATCGAGTTCAAGAACGGCAGCTCGATCGTCATCTATTCAAACGGTCAAGGCCCCGAGGCTTTGGTCGGGAGCGAGTATGACTTCATCTTGATTGATGAGCCACCTGATCAGGAGGTATATGACGAGGCCCTGGCCCGTGTGCGAAACACAGGCGGGAACGTCGCTTTGACGCTGACGCCGATAAATGGCCCGCCCCTTCCTTGGCTACAAAAACTCTGTGACGACGGACAGGTTGTTGACTACCACAGCGCGCTCACACCCGAATCACAGGTGAGCCCCCTGACCGGGCAGGCCCGTCGCACCAAGGACGGTCGCGTGTGGGACGCCACTTTCATAGAGTACCTGCGTGAGCATACGAACCGACTCATAGCACCGATAACGCTCGACGGCGAGTGGGAACGGCGGGCGGAAGGCCAGTTCTTCGACGCCTTCGATCCGAACCGGCACATCACGACGCACATACCTGCAAAAACGATGGAGTGGTTCTTAGGCATAGACTTCGCGAGCGCGGACAGGGATTTGGGAATGTGTGCAGTCTTGACTGGAGCTGAGTCTTATCGTGATGAGGCGGGACGTAAGCAGACCAGACTGTACGTCTACGATGAAGTGGTGCGCTCAGGCAAGACCTCAATGGAGCACTTCGCCGAGGCCATCCTAAAATGTCTTCAGGATAGAGGACTTCAGTGGGCTGATCTTGACGGGATCTACGCGGACAACCCGATCTCAACAGGGCAGCAGACAAAGGTGCTCACCTCGAAGAAGGAGCTGTCCAAATGGATCGCTCGGTTCTTAGGGGTCAACGCGGATTATCTAAGACCAAGGATGCTGTCCGCCAAAGAGGGGATAGGGGGATCAAACATCACTCGGCGCACAAAGGACTTGAGATGCAAATGGTTCGGGAACGAGATCGGATCAGATCGTGTTCGTGTGCATCCTCGCTGTGTCACCGTGATCAAGGCCCTTGAACAGTGGGATTTTGGCGACCGCCATCCTCTAAAGGATGTTCTTGACGCGACCATGTACGGGATCAAGCCCTTGTGGCGTGACCCTGCGCAGTGGGCCGGGGATAACTACAAACCCGTCGCCGGTAAGACAGGACCATGAGCTTCTCATCCAACCGATCAGCCCGCCCCCCGGCGCCGACATATCCTCCTGAACCGAGTGATCCGAGTGAACGCGCGAGGGCTCAGCACACGCGCCTTCGTCGTAGGATTCTGTACGGTCAGCATTATGACGACGCATTGAACCGACTCATAGAGGAGGCAGGACCAAGCAAGCCTCATCTCTGGGGCTCTCCCGACCTCATGACCAACCCGGTCGATCAGGTTTACTCCAAGATCTCGGTGCTCTACTCATCGCCTGCAACGCTCACCGTGCCTCCAGGTGGTGAGGACACGGCGGCTGCCCTCGACGAAGCAGGGCATTGGTCCCTCATGGCCCGTGTCCAGCGCGACACATTGGCCTTGCGCGAGATGTTCCTCCGTGTCTCCGTGTCAGACGGCACCGTTCTTGTACACCCGGTCTTCCCCGACATGATCCAGGTTCGTACAGACCCTCGCACAGGAGCTTTGACCCGCGTAGAAGAGTGGTGTCCTGATCCCGACGACCCTTCACGGTGGGTTCGCCTTGTCCACGATATCGGTCAGATAGCACCGATCCTATGTGCCTGGACCGAGGACCAGAAGGACTGTACTGAGCGTGTTCTTGGGGCCACCTTCGAGGGTGAGAGCTATCCTTACCGTGATCCATCGGGCAAGCCCCTCTTGCCCTATGTTGCGTACCACGCGGCGAAGACAGGAACGACTTTCGATCCTTACACAGACTCTGCGGTGTTCGAGGGCGCCCTCACACTCAGTGTGCTGTACACCTACTGGAATCACATTTTACGCGCAGCGTCATGGCGACAAAAATACGTCGTCAACGCGAGGGTGTCTGGGACGACCCCTATGGGGGCGATCCACGCACAAGCCGCCGGGGTCGACCCAACTTCTGTGGTGGAGTTTGAGTCGAGCGAGGATGGTGGATCGACAACCTCCGTGGGGACGTTTGAAACCCCCACGGAGATTGAAGCCATTCTTCGGTCAATCCAATCCCGTGAAGCCCGTCTAGTCTCTGCGGCCCTCGGGTCTGCCGATGTCTCTCGCGGGGATTCCGAGATCAGATCTGGCTATTCATTGGCCGTGAGCCGTGAGGCCCAAAGAGAGGCCCAACGCGCTTACGAACCGCTCTTCCGTAGATCAGACCTTGCGCTGATCAAGCTCGTGTCCGCCTTGATGGGTGGACCAACAGCCGGGTGGGGCATCTCTTACTCATCTATTCCACGCGATCCACAGGAAGCTCAAGGCGAGCTTGATCGGATCGCGAAGCAGCTTGATCTCAGGCTCATTGATCGTGTTGGTGCATGGCTTGCCCTTCACCCAGGGTCAAGCGAGCAAGAGGCTATCCAGGCGATAGCACGGGTGGATCAGGCCAATAAGGCCGAAGAGACTGATACGAATCAAACAGTAGAGGGAGAACAATCTGATGTCTGAAGAGGTCAAACCACCAGAGGCTACGCAAGCCCCGGCCCCTGCTCCATCCTCGCCCAACGAACCGGCCCCTGTGCCGTACTCAAGGTTCTCAGAGGTGCTCAGGGAGCGCAACTCGCTTCAAGAACGTGCTGCTCGCGCTGACACCCTAGCTACGGCCTTACAAGAAGCTCAGGCAAAGATCCAAGCGACCGAACAGCAGTTCACCACCTTCCGCACCGTAGCGAGCACACTAGGCCAAACAGATCCAGAGGCCGTAGAATTGGTTCAGTGGTCTTACGGTCGTTTACCAAGCGAGAACCGTCCGGCCTTAGAGACATGGCTAACCGGGGTGAAGGCTGATCCAAGTGCAGCTCCTCTCGCGATCAAGCACCTCTTAGGGGCACCTCCTGTTAGCCAGGCCCCCGCCCCATCACCGGTCCAGGGTTCACCAAGACCACAGCCTGCGGCTTCACCAGCGGGCACACCGCAGACAAATCCGGCGCCGTCCGACGCGGACATAGCGAGGGTTCGTGAGCAATGTTTACGAACGGGGGATTGGACAGCGTGGAAGGAACTGCGCAAGCAGCTCCCCAAGTGACCGGGCGGTATAGCTGATTCGTGAAGGCCCTCCTCGGGTACGCCCTCCGATAACGGGCGATCGGGCCAGTGAAGTTTCAAACAACGTCTCTTCAAACAGTGAGGGTCTAAAATGGCCAATGAAATTCTCCCCGCCTCTATCGGCGATCTTGTCGCTGGTGAGGTGCTCGCCAACGAATACCTGATGTTGCTCGCCGATCGCGACGCGAGCATCCTGTCTCACCCGGCTCTCTTGAAGGCGTCCGCGCCTTCCGGCGCGTCCAACGTAGTGCGCGTACCTCACATCGGCCTTGGCGGCTATGACGCCCTCGCCGCCCGTACCCCCGGCACCGAGGTTGCCAACACCGCCTTGGCGGATGCCTCTACGGACGTCACGATCGCTCCGTACTCCAAGGTGTACGCGATGGACGACTTTGCACAGTGGATGCTCGAAGGCCGCATCAACGCACAGATGTTTGCACAGGATGCCGCCATCTCCGTCGCACAGAAGCTCATCTCCCTGATCGCGAACATCACGGACGGCTTCGCCGCATCGACTGGCTCTGGTGACTTGACCTGGGACGTCGTGATGGGCGCCATCACCACGCTTGAGGTCGCGAAGGCTGGTGGCCCAGCCATCGCCTTGCTCCACCCTTACCAATGGGGTGACCTCCGTAAGAGTGCCGCATCTGCGGGTGTGTCCCTCTCCCCCGCTGTGCAGGGCTCTTTAGACGCCGCTCTCGGTGGCAGCTACAAGGGTCGGTACATGGGCGTGGACTTCTACACCAGCTCGGCTGTCCCCCTCGATACGGGCAACTACAAGGGCGCGTTGTTCACGCGCGGTGCGGTCGCTTGGGCCGATACGGTCTACCCGACCGTGATCAGCGCGAACGCCATGTCCTTCGGCAACGCCGTCTTCGAGATGGATAGGCGTGCATCGTTCGCCGAGACGAAGATGGTGACCCACACGAACCTGGGTGTTGCCCTCGGTATCGACGCCGCCGGGATCACGCTGATCAGCGCCTCGACGTGATTTGACTTGGGGGAGGGCCTGGGTCTTCTCGGGCTCTCCCTCTGCGCGAACGGGGCCTGTTAAGGCCCTCCCCCTTTGATTTGAATCAACACACGACAGTAGAGGGACAAAAGACAATGGCCAAGAACTTAGGATCAAATGCACCATCAAGTGCGAAGCTCTTCGTACCTGATGAGCTAGTCTCGGTGCGCGGCGGATACCCGACCGTCGAGCCTATGCCCGCCTTTAGGTACGCACACAGCCCCTCCAGGTGGCGTGTGCTCAAAGGCAAGGTCGTCCCCGACCTATCCCGCATCCCTCTCTCACCAGGATCACAACACGTCTTGAACCGGGCTGACGGGAAGGTCGACACGTCCAAACAGCGGTCAACGCTTGAGGACCGTGGGCTCACCCTCATCAGCTACAACGCGGGGCCCAACGGTCAAACCTATGTGATCAGCTTCGACACGAAGCACAAGAACAAGGTACAGACCTCCTACTGCTCCGTGTTTGAAACGCCGGTCATCGGTTCACCATCGCTCAGGTTCAACGCCTCGGCCCTCGCTGATTGGCTTGAAGGGCTGGTCACCTCTGGTCTTATAGCCCCTCCCGACGCACAGATCCTTGAGGCAAGGGCCACAGAAACTAGGGAACGGCTGGCCTCTGCTCAGTCAAAAGTGGCGACGGGTCAAGGTGCCCTAAGCCTACTGGTCGATGAGCTGAAGGTCGAGTTGGCCGCATGGGAAAAGGCCCTTGCCGATCTCCCCGAGATGTCCGCCTCGACCCTGTACGCCGACATTGATGAGGATGAAGAGGCCGAGCCCGAAGCCCCTAAGACTTCCCGTAAGCGTTCCTGATACAACACACTGAGGACACAAGACAATGGCCAGCAACTCAGCATATTTCAAGGTCGACGCACCCATCAGCGTCGCAAGCGTTGAGAGCGACGTGATCAGCGAGAAGACCGCAGCCGCCGGGGTCACCGTGGATGGCTGCTTGATCAAGGATGGCCGCGTAGCCGGTCTGGCCACGGCCTCCATGTTCCTCTCGGGAAACGTGACCGGCACGGGATCTGCGGTCAACACGGCGCACGGTCTGGGCAGCATCCCCACGATCACCGTCGCGATCCCGGTTCGTGGCCACAACGGCGCGGGTGCGGCGGGCACGAACATGCCTGAGATCACGGCTGGGACGCACACGTCGACCAACGCGATCTTCACGGCGGAAGCGGGATCAATGTTCCGCGTCCTCTGCATCAAGTGATCTAGTCCGCAAGCCCCCCTGGACCATAGCGAGGTAAATCATGGCGATTGAAGCCGTACTGGCCCAGGTGGGCTCTACTGTAGCGGGAACACGCAGGTTCTCATCCGCAGGTACAAGTGTAGGGACATCCGACGTGTTTGAACTGGATTTGTCCAAGTCGATTGGCGTAGAGGCCCCCTGCTTCGAGCTGGTCTACCTCCGTGTGACCGGTTCATCCCCGGCCACTAGGGTTGACCCTGTGGTCTACTCTGCCTCCACGCCCGCTGTGAGCGCGATCGTCTTCCAGCCCTCATGGGTTGATGATGCCGGGCTCGCCTTCGTAGCCGCTGACGGCCCTGTCTCGATCCCCCTCACGACCGGCAAGGTGTGGATCGCTCCAGGTCTTGATGCGACCGCAGACTGCGCGGTAGAGGTGATCGTCAGGTCCATCAGTGTGCAACGATGAGCGGGTCACTTAGGGGCTCAGGGTCTTTAAGACCGAGAGCCGGTGGAGCAGGAACAGGTTGGATTCTTGTCTACGAATGTGATTTTGCCGATGAGGCCGATCAACTCCCAGCGTCGAGCCAGCTCGACTTCGGGGGCGTCACCTGGACCGTCGAGGGCTCTGCGAACGATACGGGCGGCGGCCCCAAGATCGCGAGCGGTGTTCTTACGATCAGCCCTGACATTGCTACGAACGTGGCTAGAAGCTCGACGGGCAAAAGATCGGCACCAATCCTATACACGACGTTGACCAACCTCGGTGTGAGCTTCTCAAGCCTAGGATCTCACCAGCTCCTGGTCAACGTCGAGATCGCCGCATGGTCTCCCGCAGCGACCCAAGAGGCTGTTCGTGTGGGTCTGGAGTCGTCCGCCGGTCCACTCGGATCAGGATCAGGCGGTCGAGGAGTCAACGGAGGTACGGCCTACCAGTCGACCCAAAGGGGCGGATCGATAGTCTTCCAAGACAGCTCGGGGACGGCATCGTCAGACAGCACCGCCGTAGTGTCCGTGCGATCACTCGCCTGCCTTTTCGCAGGAGCAGGGGTCAGCGTCTACAGCTCGACTACTCCAGGTGCTTTAGACGGCTTCGAGAAGGTGCTCGCCGCAAGCCCTGTGAACGCGGGCGGGATGCGCGGGAACACCACGATGCCAACCTTGGACAGGTTGATGTTGGTCGCCGAGTCTCCTGACGCTTCAAGCGGCCCGGTCGTGACGATCTCATCGATCAAGGTGTGGGAGAAGAACTGATGAGCTTAGACACAGCCCCATACACTGCTCGGATTCCGACCCCATACGATCTGGTCCGTGGACAGGCGACTACGCTTAGGTGTCCGGTTTACAGGGACGCCGCTCTTGTGAGCCCATCTTCGGGCACCTGTACGGTCTACGACTCATCCTCAGTGGTGGTGTCCACAGGGGCTACAACGCTCTCAAGCTCGGTGAGCACTTACACCTTCACACCCAGCTCCAGTTTGAACCTGGGTGAAGGGTGGCGTGTTGAATGGGCCTTGACGATCTCTAGTGTTGTTCACACCTTCCGGTCTGACGCAGCTCTTGTTCGTCAAGCCCTGTACCCCGTGATCAGCGACCAAGACTTGTACAGGCGGGTATCCGGCCTCAACCCGTCTGGGGCAGCTCCCCTAAGCTCCCTGACGACGTACCAAGACTACCTTGATGAAGCGTGGACAACCCTGGTTCTACGCCTGATCTCGAAGGGCAACAGGCCCGCGTTGATCTCCTCGCCGTCCGCGCTGCGTGAGGTCCACATTCTGCTCACGTTGTCTTTAGTGTTTGAGGACTTCGCCATCAGGCTTAGGGAGAACTTCGCCGAAGACGCGATGCGCTTCCGTGAACAGTATGAGAGCGAGTGGTCCCGTTTGAACTTCTCTTACGACACAAGCGATAGCGGCCAAAGCCCGGCACAGCGTAGGGCCGCTAGAGGCCCAGTGATCCTCTCGGGAAGGTGGTGACCAATGCTTAGCACAACCGATCTTAGGGCCCGTGTCGCGACAGCGGTTGAGGCCCTGGAGGGGTTCAACGAGAGCAAATGGTCTGCATCCCTTTTGGGCTCAGACACGTCGCATCTGATGCACAAGTCGTTTGCCGTGGACATCCCAACCACTCGGATTCTGAATGCACAGGTCCGTCAAAAGCTGAGCGAGGGCCTGTTGGTTCAATCGGATCTGATCGTGGCCTACGTCCACTCGATCCGTGGTGACTCACAGGTGAACGACATGGCCAGCGCTTTGACGATGGATCAAACCTTGATCCACACAGTCTTAGGTGTGTCGAGAAACAACCTGAGCGCCTTGATGTTTGACTCTATGTCTCATGCCCTAAAGGGCGCGACATCAGGTTCGTGGCGTGTGGGCACCTTGACCTTCCGCGCGATTCACCAGTTACCTGCCCCGGTATAGCCGGGACAACACTTCTACGGAGTAAGGCCCCATGTCCTCAATCATCAAACACTTCACTGACGGCTCTCTGGTAGCCAAAGACGGCACTGGCACCCCCGTCACCCTCACGATCCCGTTCACCATGGGCGACTTCTCTATCTCTGGTTTGAACCAGAGCTTGAGGGCTACGAACGTCTACGAAACCAGAGGCCAGCTTGTGGGCCTCCGTAAGGGCGCGAAGAGCTTCCCAACTGGCTCATTCTCCTGCATGGTAGCCGACTACTCCGACGCCAGCGACCGCACCCTCCTTGACTTCCTGCGTAAGTCAAACAGCTACTCGGCGAACATCAGCACCACGACCGCGCTCGGGGATGTCTACACGGTCGACCTCGTTTTCACCGTCGAGGGCACTGACCTCGGTGACGCCACAGATCACGTCATCACGCTTGAAGACTGTGACTGCTCAATGGACGTCGCCGAAGGTGAGCCCAACTCGCTCTCCGTGTCCTTCACGGTCTACGGCACAGTGAGCATGACCTGATCCGTGTTGGTCCAGCCTTCATCAAGAGGAGCTGGACCGCACCTTGACTGAAGAACTAGAACAATAGAGGGAACACAACATGAGCGACGTAGAACAAGAGGCCGTTGAGGCTGAGATCGAGATCCCGAAGAGCGTGAAGGTGGGCAACCGTGAGGTCGTGTTGACCTTGCCCAAGAGCATCTCGGTCAGGTACGAGATCGCCGGGTACTACAACACGAACAGCACTCGCGCTCTCGCTGCGGCTTTAGGTTTGTGCTGGGGCGCGGGCGTCATTGGCCGCCCGAAGGCCAAGTACGAAGACAGCTTCAACGTCGGCGTCTACGGCGGTCAGGTCTTCGATGAGCTGATCTCCAAGGGTGTGTCCGCACAGGAGATCGCCCTCGCAGGCTCTTGGGCCTATGTGCTCATCGCTCGCTCTATTCCCCAGGCCAAAGAGGTCGACAGGGCAGAGGGAAACTGAGGGGGGCCGGGGGGTTAGACTTCCTGGCCCTTGAGATCAGTCGTGAGTGGGGCCAAGAGCCGTCATGGTTCTTTGGCCTCGACGTGGATGAGCAGATCCGTTTGATGGCTTGGTTCAGGGTCAAGCAAGATCCCGAAGGCCGTCATTTCAAGCAGGCCAAGAAGAACGACTTGTCCAATCTGCGCGGTGAGCTTGAAGCTGCGCGCTCGGCCCCTGCTGATCGAGAGCCTGACCGCAGGCCCACCCAAGCCCCAAGGGGAGGCCCCCCTCGTAGAGGGGGCGCCCCTCACGTCAAGAGGAGATAGGCCCGTGTCCAAAGTGATCGTCGGGAGAGGCAAAGGCCGGGCATTCGTAGAGGGGCCAGACGCTCAAGAGCTTGAGGCCATCATTCATGAAGCTCTTGGTGAGGCCGTGGGCCTCCTTGACGATCAAGTTGAGGAGGTCTTCACGAACCTCAAGAAGACCTGGCCTGTCTTCAAGGGCAAATCATTAGCCTCCTGGCATAAGGTCAAGGTCATTGATCCAACCAACCAAACGGTTCGTATTTCATTGGTCAATCCCCTCGACTACGTCTTCCTGATCGAGAGTGGCAAAACCGGTAAAACCAGATCAGGCAAGTACAGAATGCCTTTTCATACGGACCTCAGAATCCCGATGAAGGAGCGGTCTGAGTCAATCAGACCGGCTCTAAAGCAAGCTCTCATGGACGCCCTCAAGAGGACATTCAATGGCTGATATTGTAGTCGGAATGGGCGTCGATATGACGGACGTCAACAAAGCTTTGGCGGCGCTCCCCGGCTTGACCGGCGAGTCAGCCGAAAAGGCTGTCGGTGCCCTTACCAGGGCATTCGCTAGAGCCGACAGATCCGCCAAGAAGTTGATCAAAGCTCAACAGGAAGCCGCGTCTGCGGCGGCTGGGAACGCCGATAAGATCAAGGCTTTCGGCGACAAAGCCGGTGACGCGGACACGGCGTTGAAGGCCCTCGCGGGCGCTGTTGGCCTCGTGAGCCCACAGGCCAGTACAGCCCTGTCCTCACTCGGGGATATGTTGGGCGGGGCAGAGGGGGCCTCTAAGGCCACGGCGTTGCTCGGCGTAGCTGGAACAGCTGCCGCCGTTGGCGTAGTCGCCGTAGCGGCATCCGTCGCGGCTTTTGGGGCCGCCGCTGTTGGCGCTGTTGGTGCGGCCCTTGACCTTCATGAAGGTTGGGAAGACATACAGGGGCTCGGGGGCCTCGACTCATTCAAGCTCGACCCTGAACAGATCGACTCGATCGCCGATGGTGAAGCCGCCCTAACGTCGGCAAAACTAGCGGCAGAGGCCGTCGTAGTTGCTTTTGCGAGCTTCGTAGCCCCGGCTGTTGAAGCCGCCGCGAAGGGTTTCACCTTCCTGGTGCTCGGGACCAAGCAGGTTGTTTCTGCCTTCGGGAATGCCGGGCAAGTCGCTGTTGACCTAGCCACACTCTATAAAGCCTACGTCTTGACGGCATTTGATCTGGTGGCCAAAGGCGCGGCTTTAGTGATTGATGGGCTCGCCGGAATAGCCCGGTTTACGGGGGCTGATGAACTAGCAGACTCTATGAATAGGTCTGCGAACGCCCTACGGGCCTTTAGTGGTGAGCTTAAAGCCGACGCCTACGCCGACGCGAGCGAGGTCCTAGGCAGGATGGGCGCCGCCGCTAAGGGCGTCTATGATGAAACAGTAGCTCTCACAGAGGTCTCCAAGAAACACAACAAGACCGTGAGGGACAGCGCGGATAACGCCGAAGCTGCCGCCGAAGAGGAGAAGAGGCTAGCCAAAGAACGTGCTGATGCCGCCGCCGTCGCCCAAGCCTTAGAGAAGGCGATCGGCAAGACAACCTCTGCTAGCGAGGCCCTACGTCTTGAAGAGGCGGAGACCATCGCCGCTATGGTCGAGCACTCTGCTACTGAGGGACAGATCGCCGAGGCCCGTGAGGCCTACGCTGACCGCCGAGTGGCCTTGACCGCAGAGACCACAGCTAAGGTCTTAGAGCTTGAACAGGGGGCAAGTGACGCCTTACAGAATGCAGTTGATTCGTACACCTCCGGTCGATTGACTGCCCTAGAGAAGCTGGACAAGGATCTCGCCACTGTCCAGGCGAACATCGTTGCCGAAGCCGCTAAAGCCCAAGAGGAGCTAGACAAGATCGCAGAGTCTGCCAGGGCAGGTGGTGACCTTGAGGCCGTAAAGGCGGCGGAGGCCGCAAAGGTCCAGATAGCTAAAGATACTCAAAACGCCATCACGGCGGCATCTGAGGAGGGTGCAAGGCAAAGGGCTGATCTTGAGACGGCCACAGCAAAAGCTCAAAGTGAGGCCGTGCTCGGCGCTGTGTCCGATACGATCGGGAATATGGCCTCGGCCTTCAGCGCATACTCAGATCTAATTGGCGAGAAGTATTCCGAGACGCAGGATCGGATCGCCACTGCTAGAGAGCAAGGATCTGACGAGCAGGCCGCAGCCCTCGAAGAACAGAACAAAAAACGCAAGAAGGCGTTGATCGCTCTCTTCGTCGCCGAACAGGCGGCGGCTTTAGCCCAAGTCGCGATCGATACGGCCCTTGGGTTCTCGGCGGTGACAGCCGCTTACGCGGCCACACCTCCCTTGATGTTAGGCTTGCAAGCCCTAGTGGTCGCTTCGGGTGTCGCCCAAGCGGCGACGATCAGCGCGGCTCGACCGAGCTTCCACTCAGGCGGTGTTGTTCCCTCATCGAGCGCGCAACAGGGCGAGGTCATGGCCCGCCTCCTCCCTAGGGAAGTGGTGCTTAACAGACAAGCCGTAGACCGTCTAGGCGGCCCCGCCGCCGCAGACTCCTTGAACAGGAGTGGAGGAATCGGTGGAGGCACCCTGGTTATTGAACAGCGCGTGGATCACCGGGTCTTCGGTGAGACCGTCTACGGCGACCTCAGACGCCCTGATTCTGTTCTTGGTAAAGCCATCAGAGGGCGAGCGAGGGTCGGTCACCGATCTCGCTAAGACCGTGCGGTAAAGCTGTCTCCTAGGAGACACACTGATGGCCGTAGATCGCAGAGCCGAGCGCACCGCCCTTCGCGGGCTGTTGGTCCCCGACACCACGTTGTTGTTTGATTCTTCTCAATCGACGCTGACCCAAGCTGGACCTAGGGCGGGCGTTCCCGAGCCCTCACGGCCCACACCTCTTGTGCTGTCTACGACGGGTACACAGGCCGATGGGACCGAGTACACCGTCGAACTTACACAGGGAGGTGCGCCCGGCATCGGCGATCAAGCCGTAAGCCTGACCTGGAGTGCCGGGGATGGTGACGCCGGGTGGGATCTACCGCAGGCGATCCATGGCTGGAAGAGTGCCTACTGGACTGATACAGGGGGGGTCTACGACGCCGACTCCCCGCACATTGCCGTCTCACGCGGAAAACTTGTAGTTCTTTTTCCAGTGGGGGCTAGTGTAAATACGCGCACATTAGAAGCTGATGCTACGAGCTTCAACAGCTCCAAGGAAGTCACGTCAGGGCGACCCTCTGGCAACTTGACGAAGAACGCCTGTTTGTTGGCCCTCCCTTCGGGGCGTCTCCTCTGCTTCTACTGGAGGACCGCCGTATTCAGCATAGCTAGCTACCCTGTCGACGTGAACGTCGGGATGTCGTACAGCGACGACGACGGAGCGACGTGGACTGAGGGTGCTAAGGCCGTTCTTCCAGAGCCTTTAGCTTACGCTACAACAGGGTCGGATCTCACCACGTTCAGCGTCTTAGGTCAGCTTCGGGCCGCATACTCAAACGGAGATATCAGCCTGGTAGCGTCTGTGCGTCTCGCCGACACGACCCTAGGGTCAGGCAACTGTAGAGATGGGTTCATCCAGTGGGCATCAAGTGATGAAGGTCACCGGTTCGTTGAGATCTCACGCGCGGACTTCGACGGTGGAGACACCCACAGTGGGGCCTACTACGACCTAGCGGCTCTTCCTGACGGGCGCATTGTGTGCGCCTGGATAAGTGTTTCTGCGGGCAACTGCCCAGCCCGTGTTTCTATCCTTGGAGGTGCTTACTCTTCGCTCCTTGGGGCTGAAGACGAGAAGATCCAGATCCTGTTTGGGAACGGTGAGCGAGCGTTTGAGGCCGATGGGACTACTCTAAGAGTAGACGTTGGCGCTCTCGCCCTATGTGCCAGTGATGATGGCCAACTCTTCGTCTATTTGTACAGAGAGGACGACGCCTTCCAGGTGGCCGTCTTTAGGTCTCAAGATGGTGGTACATCATGGCAAGCCCTAGGGAAAAACGACTCGACGGACGTAGGTTACGTCTACGACTCTAGCGAGAACAGTAACTTCTTGACCGCGTTCACCGCCGTATGGTGGCAAGGTCGAGTAGCCTTAGCCCACAAGTGGGCCTCGGCGGTCGCCACTGAGGGGTCTGGTTCGATCGGTGTAGCCCTACTCGGCGGATGGTCAACAGTCAACCAGCCCTTGCTAGACGGCTACACAGACAGCCTTCACCGAGCGGGATGGAGTTTCAACTACTTGCCGACTGATCTCCCCGAGGATGTGGGTTGGACAGCAGCAGGTACGGGAACGTACTCTCTCGCGGCTGGTGTCCTCGACGTGGCCACTACTTCTCTACAGAGTCGAACCTGGACTAAAGCGACCGGGCTCGGGTCTGTGCGGAAGTTCTTTAGGTTCGCCGTCACTGTTGACTCTGGACTGAACGTCACTAAAGGGGCGTACTTCGGGATCTGGGACGCGGACGGCGGCAACGATTATCACGCCGAGATCTGGTTGGGAACGTCCTCGATCAAGCTGATCGACGTTCACGACTCCAACGCGGTGATCACGACGGCCTCGGTCGACACGACCAATGGGATCGAGGTCATGGGCAGCCTTGACGGTGTTGACGTCCGCGTCTTCTACCGCGTCGCCTCACCAACTGGATGTCGCACCTGGACGCGCTTGTCAGGAACGGTGACCAACGACACTACCTCCCCGAGGATCTCCTCTGGTCTGTCCTTTGGCCATGCGACCCTCGCCGCCGAGACGAGGTGGACCGAGCTTCACTACAGCTACAATGACTTGACCGGCGAGATTTCGGGGTCAGACGGATGGGACTACCACGCCGTCGCCCGCCCACTGTCGAGCTTACCGATCTACATCGATCAGGGGTTGAGCCTACGGGCCACCAACGGTCCAGGTTGGAATACAGATTCGTGGGCGATCAGCCCTCGTTACGAGTACGGGATCTCTAAGGTAGAGCCCGTGATGACACCCTCACCCCGTGCGGGGTGGAGGTCTACGACCGATCAGGACGACGTGTACCTGGCATTCTCTTCAGGAGGGGATGGTGAGGAGCACCAGTGGGGTGGTCAACTCGTTGGGTTCGCCTTCTTCGGCGTCAACTGGTCCGTAGGTGCTATTCAAACTAGGTCTACGAGTGGGTCTTGGTCAACCCTGTTGGACTTTAGCTCCTCTGATCCAGGGCTAACTCAGCTCGCCTATGCTCGACATGGATCAACCCTTGTACCAACGTCGAGCACGGGAGGTAACCCCTTCTTCCGCCTGAATGAACTGGCCGGGTCGAGCATCTATCTGGCCAGTGGGAAGGTCTGCCGGATCGTCTCAAACACCGCTGGAAGGTGGAGCACCGCGACCGGTGCCCAAAGACCCACCATCACGATCGACGCCTCCTCTCTCGGTGTGTCTGACGCCCTCACGGGCACGGCCTCGATCGTGCCACGGGATTTCGTCGTCGTAACCCGCGTCCCCACAACAGCGATCGAAGGCGTTAGGATCTATATCGAGGCACAAGACACCGCAGAGGGGCGGTTTGAGATCGGCACCCTCTGCATCGGCCACGTCGAGGTCTTCGCCAACGAATACAGTTGGGGCCGAACGGTTGATCTAGAGCCCTCAGTAGAACGAACCACGCTTAGGGGAGGGTCTACGCGGACTAGGGTTCTTGCCCCTCCCCGACGCCGGATCAGCTTTGGATGGGCCGAGGGTGTCGATGTCACCGACCTCGAAGGGACTGAGCCAGAACCTGATTATCTCACGTCATCCAGTACGGCTTCAAGCCCGGCCATAGCGTCAATCGGGTCAACCCCCTGGCAAGTCTACGGGCTGATCAGTCTGCTAGACTCTGGCAAGATCCCCGTGGTTTATCTCCCTTCAATCCCAATGGGATCTACTGGTGTGGACACAAGCACCTTGAACCGTCGTGAACAGATGGCCCTCTGTCAGACCGTTTCACCGGTCTCATTGGAGACGATCCAAGGCGAAGAGGGATCAGACGAGGTTCTTCGGGTGGCCAACGTCGAGCTTGAGGAGGTGCTCTGATGGCCGGTTACGGGGCTGATGCTTACACCGCTCGGATCTACTGGCTCTTGACTCTTGATTGGGCGGGTGAGACTTTTAGATGGTCTTCTGCTCCAGTCGATGTCCCGAGTGATGACGGTGACCTCCCCTTTGACGGGGGGCTAGAACCTGTTGATCTGGAAGTCAGCTTAGGCACCATAGGCGAAGTCGGGGCCGCAGCTTCGATCCCTGTTGAGATTCTCTTCCCCGAGGACGTAGACGTTGCTGAACTGATCAGTCAGGGCCATGACATCAGTGAGGCCGTCGCAGAGATCAGTGTCTGGTCAGAGGGATCAACGTGGGAAGATCGCGTAGTAGTGATCAAAGGCCCTGTCCGTGAACCGGTCTATGGTGCGCCTGACGGCGCCGTGAGCTTCTCGATTGAAGACGGACTAGTAGCTGATCACAGCCTGATCCCGTCCGCCACCTCAGTGGCCAGCTCGGCCAACTGGCCCTCGTCTACTCTAGTTGAGGCCGAAGGTCTGGCTTACCCCATAGTGATCGGTCAACCGGGGTTCTTACGGAGGGCTGGGTCTACTTGTGCGGCGGTCCCCGCCTTGCCTCTAGTTGCGTTGCCCACCTTCTCTGGTG